AGGGGCCTATGCCGTCCTTCTGGAGCTGAAGCAGCGAAGCCTTCAGGTCTATGCCCGCATCGGCAAAATTTTTCACGGTATCCGGCGCAAATATCTTTTGCAGATAGTTGCGCATATTGTTGGCCGCTTCATCATTGGTCCCGGCGCCGCGCCGGGCTATCTGCAGGGCCGCCGCCATTTCCGCCACGGCATCCTGCCCGCTGATGCCCATTGCGGCCAGGGTCGGGGCCATCTGCGGCAGGAATTTTGCCATGTCCTTCAGTTCCACCAGACCGGCCTTGCCGGCCGAGGCCAGGATGTTGAAGGACGCGCCGATGTCCTTGGCCGTAATGCCGAGGTTGTCGCGCAGAGCCAGCGTGGTGGCGCCCAGATCGTCCATGCTGGCTCTGGTGGCCGTTGCCACGCGGGAAAGCTCGGCGCCAAAGCCCACCAGCTCCTCACGGCTTTGTACGCCGCCCGCCACAAGCACTTTCATGCCGTTCAGCACTTCGGTCTGCAGCTGGTTGGACTGTTGGGAGATCTGGCGCACAGCGGCCGAAAGGGCGTTCTCGTCCGCCTCGTCCATGCCGCCGGTAATGGCAATATCGCGAATGGTATCCTGCTTGACGGCAGCGGCGCTGACAGCGGCCCCGGCCGGCGCCAGCAGGGCCGCGCTCTGGAGGGAGAGTTTCGCCATATCGGCGTAGATGCGGGAACGGCGTTCGGCCAGGGCATTGTTCCGTTCCATAGCCCGGGAAAGGGCTTCCTCGTTGCGGCGGAGTTCCATCTGCCGACGGGCAAGGGCCGTCATGGCGGCTTCCGCTCTGGAACGCTTTTCCTCGGTCAGGTTGCTGCGCTTCAGGTAGTCGTGCAGGGCCTTCTGCTTGCGGGCCAGAAGGTCTGTGGCCGCAGCCAGACCGTTCAGGGCGTTCTGTCCGGTATCGGCCGACCAGGAAAAGGCTTCGCCGAATTTGCGGGCCACGGCGGGCAAGGGGGCGATACGCCGGGAGAGCTCCTCTGTCTGCCCGGCTGCTCCGGATGCGGCCGCACCGGCCTGACGCAGGGAGGCCGCTGTGTCTGCCAGCCCCGCAGCCGCCTGTCCGGCCTGGCTCGAAGCACGGGCCAGACCGGCGGTGGCGGCAGTGGCGGCAGCGGCGGCGGCATTCTGATTCTGCGCTTCACGGCGTATGCCTGCCAGCCCGGCCCGGGCCTGCTCCATGCACGCACGGAAGCTCTCGACCAGACGGCCGCCGATATTGACGGAAAGGGCAAGTTCTCTCGGCATGTCTATCCCAGAGCCTTGTTGTATTGCTCAATCTGTTCGGCGGCGTCTTCCACCGCCTCCTTCCATTCACGCAGAGTCAGGGAATCAATGTCCCGCGGCGACCAGCGCCACCAGCGGGCCAGCATGGCATTACCCTTCCTGAACACGTCCTGAGATACCGACACGGCGAAAGAAGCGGTCGCGCAGGGCAAGATAGTCCTCGGCATCCATGTCCAGAATATCTTCCACAGGCAGGCCGCTCAGTACGGAGACCCCGGCCATCTCATAGTCTTCCGGCTTATCCGTGCGCCGATTGACTTCGCGCAGATCACGGGCTGTCAGGCGGTCGCGCAGGGTGACCACCTTCAGCTCCTGCCCGGCTGGCGTGGTGTAGGGATATTTCAGGGTATAGACGTTTTCCGTGTCCATGTTTTCCTCCATCCTGTCAGAGCATTTTCTGAGCGACTGCCATTTTCAATGGCATCTCGCTCTAAAACAGGGCATTGACGCACTTGGCGGCCAGGGTTTTGACGACTTCAAACGAAAGTTCCACTCCACGATCCTTTGCTTCCGTGCGAATCCGGTTCCAGAGGTCACGGCTGCGCAGTGCGGCAAGAAGTTCATGCCCCTGCCATGTCAGACGGCGGGAAAACAGGGGATTCCCACCGGGGTAGCCTTCGATGAAACCTGCCTCGGCAAGCAGCCTGATATGCTCGGCCACGGTTTCCTCGGCATATCCCGTCAGTGCGCCGGGGCCGACAACATTGCCATCCTCCAGACCTTCGGTAGCCACCAGAATTTCCCGGATGCAATTCCAGTCACGGCGCATGTTAGCCCCCGATATTGATGCGGTAGGTGCTGAGCAGGTCAACGCCGTCCACCTTGTAGATATTGGCAAGCACATCCAGCTCCAGCTTTTCCTTGCCGTTAAGCACCTGCTTGATATAGGTGCAGGAAAACTTGGCAGTGAGGCCAACGCCCTCATGCTGTTTGAACTCGCCGAGCGGCGAAGCCTTGAACTGCACGGTCAGGAAGGTGACCAGAGGCACCTGGCTGATACGGCCGGGAGAGGAGTACGTTTCCACATTGGAGCGGCACTGCAGGGCATGGTAGGTGAAAATATCCCCCTGTACCCGCATGGCGTCCTCATAGAAGGAGTTCCACTTGATCTCGCCTTCCATCTTGTCAAAACCGGAGGGCAGCTCAAACTTGCCCACCATGCCAAGAGCCTTGTGCTCCTTCATAATGGCCGTGACTTCCGGCAGCTTGACCTCCTCGGCCCGGCCCAGAAAGCTGTTGCCGTTGAGGTAGATGGCGGCATTGACCACATTGTTGACTGATATTTTGGGCGGCATGGCCTTCCTCCTTATTCGTTGCTGCCGCTGCCGAGCATGACAAGATACTCGCCGGTGATTTCCGTTTCATAGGTGAGCCGTTCCAGCGGCGGAGGCGGCGTGACCTTGTAGGATATGAGCAGATGCCCCAGCTCCAGCTCGCCTTTGGGGTTGCGTTGCGGGTCGTACCAGGCCAGGCCCCCAAGAAGGGCGCCGTCCCCCACCAGCTTGCGGAAAAAGCTGTTGACCGATTCCACAATGGCATCAATGAGCGGATTGGTAATGGGCCTGTCGATGAACTGCTGCGAGGAATAGCGGATGGATTCGTCGATGATGTCCTTGGTGCGGCGCACGCTGATGAAGGTTTCCATGCCGGTTTCCGTGGGCCAGGCGCAGGAACGGTTGCCCCAGACCCTGTAGCCGCTGCCGTAGCTGTTGAAGATGGTCACGATGCCCTGTTCATTGAGCAGGTTGACCTGACTCTGCGGGTCATCGATCTTGGCGGTCAGGTTCAGCTCGATCCCCGTGATACCCTGAATGCTCTCGTTGGAGGGGCTTTTCCAGTAGCCCTCGTCATTGTCCGTCCTGCACATGACCCCGGCCAGACGCTGGGAAAGGGGCTCCAGCACATCGGCATCCTTTTCCGCACTGTAGACCTTCACATGCGGATAACAGAGCGCCACATACTGGCTGGCAAAGGCGAAGTTGATGCTGCCGGCGGGGCCGCGGCCCGTAATGGCCTCCTGAAAGGTCGTCCCGATGGGGGCGTCGATGAGGGCCATTGCCTTCAGCTTCTCGGCCCGGGCCACCATGTCCGTTGCCACGCTCATCTGGGTGCACCAGCCCGGGGCAATGAGTATCTTGGGCTCGAAGCCGCAGACCTGAAAGCAGTTTTCCAGAGCGGCCAGGCCGGATGTATCGCCATCGGCATCCACGCCGCCGATGATGTCCGCCGCCGTGACCTTGGAGGGGTCGGCATAGACGTAGGCAGCCCGCACGGTACCGCCAGCCGGGATGGCCCCGCCGGCAATGCGGGTGATCAGGCCGGTGGCGGCTGTCAGGCTGTAGTCCGTGCCTTCCACATAGGTGACGCTGCCATCGGGGCTGGTCAGCGCCACGTCACGCACGGCGGCATGAGCCAGACTGACACGGCCATTGACGCTGGCAAAGACAAGCTCCTCGTCAGTCACCGCATCGCAGTGTACGGCGGGATCCAGCACATTGATGACGATGACCGTGCCGTAGCCGTGATCATAGATGGCATCCAGAGCCTGGGGGATGGTGAAGCCCTCAAGGGCGGAACCGAACAGGGCGGCATCATCACTGGACAGCACGATGACCGGCTCATTGACCTTGCCGATGGGCGCGACGCCCACCAGCCCCACCACGGCGGACTTGACCACGGTAATGGGTACGCTGCCCCTCTGGACTTCCACGGTCTCCACACCGTGCAGAAAGTTGGCTGCCATGATCAGGCCTCCTTCTTGTCAGCGGTTGCCTGGGAAGCCGCGGGCTGGGCGCTTGCCGTACCGGCGGGTTTTTTCCCTGCCCTGGCAGCCTCGGCCCTGGTATCCCCGGCCTTGGCATCCTCGGCTTTGGCATCTTCAGCCCTGGCAACCTCGGTATCGGCTGCGCTGTTCCTGGCCTCCTGTACAGGAAGCAGAAAGCCCCGCTTGACCATGCGCGCCACCCAGGGATGCGTTTCGGGCAGTTCCACGGTCCGTCCGGGGAAAAGCATGACTTCCAGACTTTTGCCCTCATGTTCCAGCGTGGCTCCGCTGGTGGCGCTGCCAGTGTACTTATACGTTTTCATCTTCAGGCTCCTTGTAATTGAGCTGTTTGAGCAGGGGTTTCTCTACAAGATCCGCATCTTCCACGGCCAGCGTCCGGCAGCCGGTTGTCAGTTCGTACCACCAGAGCCGCGCCTCCTCCCCGGCGAAACGCTCCGCCTGCAGGAGGATCTTGGTGCAGTCCGGCGGGGCGAATCCCAGCAGCAGGGCGCGTACCTGATCCAGCATGTCGATGGCCCCGTTGGGGCCGTTCAACTGCCGGAAGCAGAGGAGCACCGGAATAGTCATGTCCCTGTCCTGCACGGCAAGCCCCACGTCCCTGGCATGGCCGTATTCCGCACCGGCATAGCCCACCAGGGCCGCGCCCACAGGATGGTTCAGGCGGTATTCGCGCTGCTGTTCCGGCCAGAGCTCCGCCGCCAGGGGCAGCGAGGCCAGCCGGAGGCGGATGGCCTCCAGTATCTCATTGGTAGTTGCCATCAGCTTTCCTCGTAAGCCCTGCTCATGGCCCGATCCATAAGCGTTTTGGGCGCGTACATGCGGTGCTCGCCGGGTTCGTCCACTGCCCGGGCCGTTTCAGGAACGCCCAGGCTTATCCGGCCTGCCCGGATCTGTTCCAGCGTCCTGACGGCATTTTTCCAGGTTTCGGTCACGGCCTCGGGTATGGCGGCTTCCGGCTGGCGTTCATAAAGGCGGTAGCGGGCGATGACGCGGGCCAGATCCCGCACGATGGTCGGTGTCACGGGCAGCGGCAGGGCATAACGACCGCGCAGATAGCCGTCGATAAGTTCTTCGGCGGACAGCAGAGCCGCGTCGATGACTTCCATGACCGGCTCTTCCGGCATGTTGTAGGGGTCGTCACAGGTCAGCTCCACGGCGGCCCTCCTGGGTATGAAGGCCAGCAGCTCCTCGCGTGTCAGATAGGCCATGCCGCTACCCGATGGAAAGCTCGGCCAGTGCGCCGGGCACATGGCAGAGGCAGACAGGGTTGCTCTGCACTTCCATATCCCAGCCCTTGCCCATCCTGCGGGCTTCGGTCTTGGCATAGAAAGGCAGACCGACGGTATTCACGGTCTCGTTCCAGTTGGCCGGGGCGTAGAAGGTACTGAACAGGCCCTGACCCACGGGGTAGAAATGGGCCTTGCCGGCCTCCACCAGGGGCTTGCCGTCTATCTCGTCCGAGCAGTCCCAGAAGGTGACCCCGCCATAGGTGAAGCCCTTGCGGTCATCCTCTCCGAAACGATCCTGGGCGGCCTGCCAGCGTTCATAGGCATCCCGCACAAGGGCATGGCCGGTGAGCGCGTCGAAAAAGGCCGGCGAACACATGGCCTCGAAACGCTTGATGCCAAAGCCGGAAAGGTGCTTGCGGGCATTGCGCTTCACGTCATAGATGGCCTTTTTGATGGGATTTTCCCTGACCGGCTTGTCCGCGGGCATGGTAATGACCACGCTGTTCTTGCTGACGCCGGAAGCCTGGAAAAGATCCAGCAGCACATCGCCGCCGGCATCATAGACCACGCCCTTCACCGCGCCGGTACGGTGGTATTCCAGCGTGGCGGTGATGGAATCCTTGAGGGTCTGCATACGGTCATTGAGGACCTGATCCACGGTGGACATCTTTTCGGTGCCGAAAGCCCGCATGTCCTGCACGTCATCGGGCAGGAGCACGTCAGAGAGGGGCAGATGGGCGGTCTGGAAGGTCTGCGTCTTCCATTTGCTGCCGCGCCCGGCCAGAGCGGTGGAACCGGCCCTGCGGTCCGCATTGGGCACCAGCACGAAACGGCCATGCCGAATATCCAGCACAACGGCTGTGGTACGGGAGCCCTTTTCCTCAAAAAGACCAAGGTCGCCGAAATAGGTGGGCTTCACCGGCAGCAGATTGATAGCCTGGGTAAGCTCATGCGCGGTACGCATCTTGGCAAAAAGCATGATATATCCTCCTAACGGGCAATGATGCCGATGGTTTCCAGCGCGGCCAGCGCCGTCGCCTTCTGTTCATCAGAGGTGCCGTCCGGCCATTGCAGGGCGGCGCTCGACACAAGGGCGGCGCGTCTGAGGACAGGCAGGGTCAGGTCCTCTGCCGATGCGGGCATGTCCCGCAGGGCAATGCCGTCCACGTCCGCATCCCCGGCAGCCCAGGGGGTAAAGCTGCCGTCGGCGTTCTTCACCAGAAGCTGGCCCATACGGACGGGCGTATCGGCAGCGGCTACGGTCACGCTTTCGCGGCAATAGTCCGGGTGGGCTTCGTAGAGCAGCAGTTCACCCAGCAGGGCCGGGGCTTCAAAGGTCTCATGCTTGAGTTCGGGCATGGCTTACCTCCTGTTTTTGGCCGCTTCTGCGCGGCGCTTGGCATCTTCCAGCAGCGACGAGAGATTGGCGCTGTCTTCCCTGCCGTTCACGGCGAACTCGGAAAACATGACCTGCGGCTCGGCAGCGGCAAGGAAGGCTCGGAAACGTTCCGCCAGAGGCTTTTCCTGATCGCCCTCGCTGAAAAGGATCTGCCTGCCGTCTTCCCCCGGTCTGGAGAGGGCATCCAGCGCGGCCACCACCACGGCACGATCCGCAGGGGCCAGCCTGCCGGTCTCCACAAGGCTTTCGGCAAAGGCCGCGTTGTCAGCATGGCGGCGGTCGGCCTCCTGCGTCTTCATCTGCGTTTTCAGCTCTTCCATCTCCCGCCTGAGGGCCGCATTCTCTGCGGCGGCGGCTTCAAATTTCTTGTCCATGTCATCCCCTTCCTGTCTGCTGCCGGGCGGATCCGCCGCCGGCTGTGTTTCACTCCCCTGCGGTGCGGGGGCATCGTCCTCGCCAAAGGCCAGATAGACGGTATCGTCCTCGGCAAAGGCCAGAGGCCCCAGCCCCTTGACCGCCGGAGGCATGGCCCCCAGAACGCCCACATGGCGCAGGTAATAGCCGCCGGGCTTCGGATTCCGGGGGGAATCCGGCGCATAGAAGGCGGCTGAAACATGCCTGTAGCGGCCGGCGCCCACAGCCTCGGCAAAGGCCGGATCCAGCTGCCGGAACTCCGCCTGGAGCAGCGTACCGACCTGCCTGAGGCCGGATACCCAGCCCATAGCCGGATCGTCGGTTTTGGGATGGCCGATGACCACAGGGGCCTCGTGCGCGGTCGGGTCATAGGCAGCGGCAATGGCGGCAAGATCCGCCTCGCTGAAGGCAAGCGGCCTGCCGTCCATGGTCCGGTGCGTCCCGGCCTTGAAAATGGTTGTTTTCATGCAGGATCCTCCTTTGCCGGCCAGTATGGCAGACAGGCAAAGGAGGGTCTTTGAAAGGGCTTTAGGAAATCACGTCAGGAAGAGAGAGGAGGCCAGGGCTCTTTGCTCGACTGGAGCAGACCTCTGGCATATGTTTATACGCGTTTATAAACGGGTTCTGCGCAACAAATATGGGCAGACCCCGCCCCAAGGTTGCCTCTGCCATGTTTTTTCATCCTGACGCGTTCTGGCGCGTTCCGTCTGTCAGAGCAGGTCATCACATGGATTTTGCCAGATGATCCAGGATGGCGGCCAGCACGCCTTTCTCCGCTTCCGGCGAAAGGTTGCCTTCCCTGTCCACGGGCAGGAAGGGCCGGGCCGGAATGGTGACCTTGCGGCCGCGCCCCGCCTTGCCGCCGAACTGGTGGATGGCCGCGTATTCCAGCGCAGAGCCAATGGTGGCTGAATCATTGTCGGCAAAGGATCGGATACTGCCCCGCAGTGTCCCGGTATCCTGCAAAATGGCAAGGCCGCCTTCCAGTCTGCGCCGGGCAGCTGCCCGCAGGTCGCCGCTTTTGGTCAGCACGCTGCCCGGCCCCTTGCTCTTGCCGTCCTTGTCCCTCCCCATCAGGCGGTTCAGGATAGTGGCCTGGGAAAGGGGCCTCCAGCGCGGCCGCCCCTGAGCGCGGAAGTTGTCGTCTGTTTCCATTTCCAGAAGCCCGGCAATGTCACGCATGGCGGGGGCAAGTTCCCGCCCGGAGCGCGCCAGACGTTCCAGCGCTTCCTCAAAGGGCCGCATGTTTACCGTGATTTCGATTTGCACTGGCATCTTGACTTTCCTTTGATAGACACGCTAAATTTTTTTGTGAGGAGTTGATCCGTCTGGGCGTCAGAGCGCAATGCAGACGGCGAAGGTGGCCCTGATTGCTCTGAAAATCAGGTTGAGTAACAAAGACTCCCACGCCCAGCCGGGTTTATGACCCGGCCTTTTTCTTGTCTGCCGAATACAGCAGAATACCGTTGCGCTGCTTGTCCATATCTCTGTCCCTCATCTTTATGCCGTTCCAGAACAAAGTCCCGTCCCGGTTCAACCGTACAATGATCAGCATGTTCAGCTCCGGGAAAAAGGCCACATAACGCCTGCGGTAGCCGTCCGCGTAGGCTGTCAGCCAGATTTCATCCGGGTCTTCCAGTGTTGGCAGGACAAAAGAGGCGTAGCGTTCGCGCGAGGCTTCCTCTTTCTGTACCATGTGCCGCACAAGGTCAGCCTGAAGCACGACAGGGCCAACCGGGGTCTCGACCCTGTGCGGGGCAGAGCCCCTGAGCTTCAGGGCCGTCAGCGTCTGCTCCACAGCCTGCTCCCGGCTGTCGGCACGCGGCAGCAGCTCAGGCGCCTGACGCCGCCTGGGCATGTCCTTTGCCCTGGGCAGGCCGTAGTCAGCAAAGGTGGGCTGGCCGGGCAGGATGGCCGTTGTTCCGCTTGTCTTTCCGCCAAGGCCGGGGGGAACGTCCGGCAGGGCCGCAGAGGGATCCCATGTTTCCCAGCCCGCGCCGGGGTTGCGGGAAAAGCCCGGATCCACAAAGACAACACGGCCCGAAGGCGAACCGTCCAGCATGTAGCCGCCCACCTTTGCCGTGCGGACCTCCCCTGTATCCCTGTCATGCTTCAGCTCCACTTCCTGCTCGGTCATGCGGCCTTGGCCGCTCTCCACCTGGGCGGGGTCCAGATCACGGCGGGAAAGGGAAACCACGGTGCAGCGGCAGCGGAAACCGTTGGGCGGATAGAATACCTGCCAGAAAGGATCGTCCACGGGAAAAACCTTGCCGTCCAGGGCACGGTGCGCCGGTCT